GCTCAGCCGGTGGTTTTGACTTGCATAAATGTCTTTCATGACCTGAATGAGGTTGTTTTTATCCCGAAAACGGACATTTTGAAAATGGTCCGTTAAATCAAATACAAGATATTTTTGCAGCATTGTTAGCATTTCATCCATGCTATGCGTCATGCTGAGAAATTCCTGCATGTTGACTTTAATTACGTCATATTGGTTGAGGTGCTGCTGATAAGATGACACATAGTGGATTTTCAAGGAACTGAACAACGATGCGGAATTCTCACCACGGTCATAGTAAGCGGCTAGCATATCGGCAGCCATCGACTTGCCGAAACGGCGAGGACGACTGACACAGATGAACTTCTGTCTGGTGTTCAAAACGGCATTGGTCTTTTCGATCAATCCGGTCTTATCTACATAGATTTCGGAGTTTAGGCTTTCCTGAAAGCCCTTGCTGCCCGGATTCAGATAGCTTCCCATATGATGCCTCCTATCCTGAAAATATCATTGTATTCATTATACTCTAATCCATCAGGAAGCACAAGAACGGGTTGATCAAAGCGAAAAGAAAACATCTTGTGTTGTGCATAGCGTAATTCTCATATAAAGCTCTTGTATGCATACTCCTGTGGGAGTATAATTAGAGCGAGGAGGTGGTTCTGTGGAAAAAACAATTTATCACGGTTCGGATCATATTATTAAAAAGCCAAAGTTCGGCTATAGCAAGCCCTACAATGACTATGGCATCGGTTTTTACTGCACTCAGAACCCCAACATGGCCAAAGAGTGGGGTATTGGCATCGACCACAATGGCTACGCTAACCGGTATAAAATCGAATGCGACGGTTTGACCATTCTGGATTTGAACGCTCCCGGTTACACGATGCTGCAGTGGCTGACGATTCTTTTGGAGAACCGCGAATTCGATACTTCTGCCCCGCTGGCCGCAGAAGCCAAAGAATACCTGATGAACACTTTTCACCTCGACTATAAGTCTGCTGATATCATCATTGGCTACAGGGCAGATGACAGCTATTTTTCCTTTGCATCCGATTTTTTCAACGGTGCAATCTCTTACCGCCAGTTGTGCAATGCCATGCGCTTGGGCAAGCTGGGGCAGCAGTTCGTGCTGAAAAGCAAAGCGGCCTTTGAACAGCTGGAATTTCTCGGCTATGAGACCGCAGACTCTAAAGAATGGTATAAGAAAAAGGCCTTCCGTGACCAGACAGCCCGCCGCCAATATTTTGACGTGGAACGCAACTGCCGTCAGAGGGGAGACCTTTATATTACCACGATTCTCGACGAGGAGATGAAGCCCAATGATCCACGCTTACGATAAAAGCTATCTTTCTGCTGCACAGAAAAATCTTGCCCGGATGTTGGATTATCTTGTCAACGATCTGCATTATCCGTTGGAGACGGCATGGCAGTGGTTTGTGACCAGTGAACTGTCTGCCCGGTTCGAGCAGGGGGATTGTTCTGTGTTGGTGGGCTTGTCCGGTGTAGAACTTGCCCGCGCTGTACTGGAGCAGGCGGGCGAAGCCGTGCCCATGCAGAAACCCTCGTATGCCTACGACCGCAGCCCGGAATACTGGACAGGCTGGGCTCTTGCCTATTACCAGTGGCTGACCGGTCTGCGCTTTGCGGAGATTGAACAGGCAGTGTCTATCGCGGAGGTGCGGCTGCTGTATACGCCCTACCACGAGATGGATGTACGGCAGTTTGCAGACAAGATGAACGAGTTGTACCGTGCGGCAAAGCCGGAAACAAACCTGAAAGCCATGCGCACATTGGCCGGATTGAGCCAATCGGAACTGGCAGGACAGGCTGATGTGCCTGTGCGTACCATCCAGCAGTACGAACAGCGACAGAAGGACATCAACAAAGCACAAGCAGAAACGCTGCTTCGCCTTGCGCGTGCGCTGAATTGCAACGTGGAGGATCTGATGGAGAAAGTTCCACCGCTGAATTTTATCGCAAGGCAAGAAAGTAGAGCAACATGAAAACAGCATATTTGCGATATGCAATTCAACGCTGTTGCCGTTGCATTAAAAAGTTGAATTGCAATAAATAAGAATGAAGCGATGAGACCTGACACAGATTGTGCAAACAAAAAAGAAAGCTGCCATCCATGAGAGAAAAATTCTCACGGATCGGCAGCTTTTCTCTTTGAAGTTGTTATGCCTTCGTTGTGGTCAGAACTTCATCATTGACCAGCTGATTGGCCTTATCGAATGCTTCGATCATCTGGGTCGCTTTCGGATGGAGATAGACTTCATCCAGCGTTTTGGATTTGGGCGTGTGCCCGACAGCGCGTTTCAGGATATCCTTGTTGACGCCTGCGCGGTCACAAAGGCTGGCGTATGTATGCCGGGTGGTGTAGGGCGTATAAGTGGCGAGCTTCCCGGCAAACTCCGGTTTACGTTTGCCGTTTTCGTCGTAAGGATTTGGCTGGATGCCGATTTCCTCCAAGAACGGATAGAATTTGCGATTACGCCAGTTCTTTTCGTTCCAGAATCCACCTTTTCCGTTAGGAAAGAGTGGGCCGTTTTCCACAGAGGTGGCATACGCATGTTCAAAAATCGGGATTCCGAAGTCAAGAATGGGAATGATACGGTTGCGTCCGGCCTCAGTCTTGCAGCCGCCGATCAGATAAGCACCAGATTCCGTGCGGTGAAAATCTTCGTGTTTGAAGTGCAGCAGCTCATAGATACGCACTCCACAGGCCAGAAGAGCAATTACCATCTGTCCGGTGGGAGTGTTCTTTTGGTTCAGGATCAGCGTCACCTGTTCGTCCGTGAAGATTTCGCGTTCCGGCGATTTACGCCCCTCAACTTTCAGGACAGATGCAAGGTTGGAATCCACGACACGCCAGCCAATGGCTGTGCGATACAGCTTGCTGATAAGAGTACGCTCTTTTTCCAACATGCTCTGAGACAGGCCATCATCGGCCATTTTATCAAGGATGTTTTGGAAGTCCTGTGCATAAAGGGCTGCAATTTTGTAATACCAAAGTGGTTTTAGGTATTTCCATGCCAGATCATACAGTTCACGGGCCTTATCAGAACGGCCTTTGTACTCACGAGATTCCAGAAAGATCTCGTGAATTTTTGCTAAGGTGGAATCTTGATATGGTGTAGCAGGGCGTTTCATCATTTCAGCACGAACCGCTTCGGCTTCTTCACGGGTGACATAAGTGCCGACAGTTTTTACAACTGTAATACCTGTGTGAGGGTCAGGGATTGGCATACGGAGCAGCCACGGTTTCCGGCGTGTTCCGGACATTCGTGTGATGCTGCCATTGCCAGATGAGGCTTTCAGCCGGGGCGATTCTCGCTTGGCTGGAACAGTAGGCGGTGCTCCTACACCGGGGGATGGTGCTGTGCCAACAGGATGACCGCAGGCAGAGCAGAATTTGGCGGTATCGGAGATTTGATGACCGCAATTTTCACAGAACATAGATTTGAACCTCCAATTGATCTAAATTTGCTTCAAAAAATGCCCTCGGCATCTGGAGGATGCCGAAGGCGGATGGTCGAATTAGTTGCGGGTGCGGGAGAGCTGGTAATCCAGGCTCTGCTCAGCCGTGAGCCCCTTCTGGATAAAATTTACCAAATTTGGGTAAAAGATGTAGATACGTGATCCGTTCGGTACGTGACTTATGTAACCGGCGGCTACGAGATTGCGGAGACTGTGGTATGTTATATCATACCCTTCGCTCCGTGCACGACGTGCGGCACCTGTTAGTGTAAGAAAATCCTGCGGCTTATTAACCATAATTTTTCTCTCCTTTCGTAAACTGATGGAAAGCACAGGTGGCTTTTCATAATAAGCATATCTTTTTGAGATATAGGACTCTTAAAGGGCGATTAAGGGTACCAGGGAAGATCTGGCATTTTTGAGAAGTCATAACGCTCCAAAGAATGCAAATCGGGTTGTACTTCCTCATATTGGGCGTTTAAAGGGGGAACGACATAGCCGCAGTTAAAAAATTGACTCTGGTCACGCAGCGTGATAGCACTACAATCGATGTATTCACAATCGCCGGAAGTGTGACATGGAGGCGCTGTAAAGAAAATTGGGGCGCCCATAGTTGAAAGCAGATCAGCGTACTCGGGAGAAACAGGGTTTTCAAAAAATCCATCTGGGATGTTCATGATAAATCCTCCTTAAAAATGATTGACAAGCGAAGCATTTAAAGCTTTACTTATATTACAAGAACACTTGGTTATAAATTTCTGCCTTTGAATGCTGGCAATGGAATCAGGTGCTCGATTTCGACAATGAAGCCGATGCAATGTCTTCCAGATGACTGACGTTCACACAAATAGGAGCGCGAGTTGGTTTGGAGTCTTCTCCAATATAGATAGGGCCTTGAAAAACGCACTGCCCAACCTCCAGATTCCGTAAAAGGCCAGAAATCTCAGCCCGATGCTGTGGAGATGCGAGAAGCTCGGCATAATACTTTACTTCTAGGAGAGCAGGGTGAAAGAGAAGTTTGTGGTTTGCTTGGCAGAGCATTGTTCTTTCGGACGCGTTAAACTCACGGATACTTTGGCTGGCAAGGATCACATTCAGAGAGTATTTTCTTCCTTCTGTCAGGATTTTGCCAAGATAACAGTCCTTGTCGATGGAGAGGTTCTGCATCTCATCTATGTAGATGTAGCGTGGCGGTTGTCCTCCCTGTGATGCAGTGCGAAACTCATCAAAAAGAAGTAAGTCAACAATCACGTTCTTGAAGAGGGGCGGAAACTTGCTTAGGCTGATGTTTTCGATTCCGAAAGAATAGTTGACAGACTGATGTCTAAAAATATTGTGCCGCAGGAGAGGCGCAAGATAAGCCATTGCGTTTCTTGATGCTTTCGTGTCAAATTCTTCAAGGGCTTTGAGAACTGCTGGAAAAATGTCTGGATTATTGTCGCGGTCTGAAATTGCATATTCAAGAGATTCTGAGAGGGCGGTTGTTGAAGAACGGCTTAACCTGAGATGGCGAGCTATAATATTGGAAAGCGTATAACTTAAATCTGCAGGTGATTCCATAGTTCCATCCGCATAGTGCAGTGGCTCGAAAAGCGTTGTTGGAATTGGCGTGTTGTATGCATCAATTTGTGAAGACAGATGTTCAAATGACTTTCTGAAAATTGGAAAGAGATGTTCCGGGGCAGAGGAGTTATGAATATCGATGCTGCGGACGCTATAGCTCTGATTGGCCTTTTGCAGCACGATACTTTGGGCAGCAACACTCTTTCCGTAGCCGGATTCACCGAGGATGACATAAGAATCGTTATCCTGTCCGGGGATACTTTTTGTGGAAACGGATAGTTCTTGGCTGCCCTCATAGTACTTTCCTATGTAGGTTTGTGATAGCATTGGCATAATAATCAAACTCCTTTTGTTTTTTAGACTTCAACAAGGTCACGACTTCCGGGTTGATGCAGGGTGCTTCTTAGAAGTGTCCGAAAGCGAAAATCCTTTGACTCGTTTGGTGCAAGGGTGAGAGTTTTTGAGACTGATCCAGAAAGGACACCCACCGTTTTTAGACGACTGAGCACATCGGACGCATATAGGACGATAGATGTGCTTTGATGATCCTTTTCAAAAGGGCAGTCGATGTATAATAATAGGTATCATCATAGAGAATCTCCTTTTGACAGTCAAAGCTGATATCGACATCTTCGAGTGAACGAAAACAAATCATATTGCTTCGCCGGGCTGCATAGAGTGCGTTTCGGAAAGGTGTAAGGATGTTGCCATCGTTGATTCTTTCCCAGTAGCGAGTGTATGTTTCAAGGTATTCGTCACAGCGGACGGAAAGCGTTTGTGGAGGCACTTGCATGGAGTAATGCCACTTTACAACATCAGCTATCATAGATAGTGCTGCGATTTCCCGTTGTACAGAACAATCTTCGCCAAGATCATCGAAGACTTTGGTAAAAGAACGTTCCACTGTCGAATTGAATGCATTGGCGTTATTCATAATTGAATTTATTAGCCCACCGATAGAATCAATCGAATTTGTAGCTTCATAAGGATCGATAAAATCTTGTATTGGTAGACAAAAGGTTCGCTGACGTGGGGTAAGATTGGACGAAACAATCATATATAGAGGGTGCTTCTGGTTGCTTTGCATAGAATTCATCAGCGCTTGATAGTTTTTGTCCCGACTATAGGCACTGGAAGACTCATTGAAGTTGATGTTTTCAGAACGAATCCATACAATGGGACGGTCACGCAAGCTTTCTAGTGCTTTTTTGAATAGGTAGGGTGTGCTATCAATGCATGAATCTGTGTACAGATACTCATGTGTTAGGATGCAGATGGGGCGTCGAATCCACATCTTAGAAGGCAAACGCTCTTGAAGTATCGCGTATAGTGATACAAGCTGGTACATTATCACATCGGGTGTGGGTGAAATCGTGAAGCTCAGTAGCACAGTATTAAGGTCAACCCATTCACTCTCTTGAAATCCCCAGTGCTTTTCAGAAAAATACCATCCGGGAGAGTATTTTATCTGTGGTGGAATGGAATCGCGTGTAGCTGCGGTATACCGGGCAATCAGCTCGCCACAAACGGTAGGAAGAAGATGTGCGAAGACAATAAATCCGTTGTCGCGTAGCAAATTGTAACGGTGCAGGGCACTGCAAGTAGCATCGACTATGACGCTTTTGTGTTCTCCTGTAGGAGTATCAAATGTATATTTGATATATTCTTTTTGGGTGCTATGATCTACAATTTTTTGTGCCCGAAGATTTCGGCAAGGGCTAAATGGTTTTACAATAGTATTTTCCCCATTGCTGCACTGGTAAGTTAAACAACCCTGAAAGTCCTCAACTAAAGCACAGTTATCAAATCGAAGTCGCTGTTTTCTGAAAGCTTTCTGGACATCGCTCTCCCATGCCGCTTGAAGCTCTTGAGCTTTTGCCTCAAGAAGATCGCATTGAGAGGATGATGGCTGTTGTGATTGGTGCGAGGGAGTAGATGGCGGTACAGGACTATTTGATGGTGCGGCACTATAGTAAGTTGAACATTGTGTAACATCCTGCGTCGTGGTAACTGTTTGTGTCCAGTTTCTTTTAGGAAAAGTCGAACTGACTTCTTCTGGCGGATTATAGGGTGTTCCATCAAGATTCTGAAGAGCATTGATCATGCCACTAGTGTTTGAAGCATTCATAAAGTATCCTTTCTTATCTTATGAGGTGAGTTGGCGGACGGCAGGCAGTTTGTCCGGTCGGTCTCGGGGTCAACTGCCCGCTATGCGGTTGTCAAGGTGCAGACTGGCGGGAAAGATACTGTGATCTTTCTAATTAAATTTTAGCACTTTTGAAGGAAAACAAATTTGAGTTTTCGTGACCGAAAATGAGAAAAGTATCAAAATGATGTAAAAGGCCGACTTTTGGAGAGATGAAATGATTGAGAAAATGGTATTGTTTGAAAATCAAAAGCAACTGGAGGAAACTCGCGATGAGCTGGAAAGATGCAAGCGTTTTAGCTTTCGATTGTATGCGAAAGAATTACCGTTGGAATTGACTTTAAGTCATGAAGAAAACAATGAAGTCAATGCGGTCAAAGCGATTTTGAAAGATATGGAAAAGGGAAACTGGCCAATGCTGCATTATTTTAGAATGCATTGTAAAAGCGATAGCAATCCGCCCAAGATACTTCAAGCCAATGCAATAGGATGTGTGATGATGTCATTGAGGTATTTAACAGCACGAAATATATCGGCTTCAGAATTTAAAAAGAAAATTTTTGATTGGGATGAAGATGGGGAAGGGTACGAGACATATCAAAGACGAGTGCGTGCCTTGGCGAGCAAAACAAAAAAAGTGGAACAGATAAAAATGAATCATACGGAAGAATTTCCATTTAACTTGGTATGCCCGTACCAGTTTATTCCCACAATGAAGAAAAACGAGAAAGTGAAGGAATTTTTGACGCCGTTGTTTAGCGCTGCAACAAAGCATATTGTGGAAGAAAATCGTGACAGCGTAAGTTGGAATGTTTTAAGACTGGCAGAAAAAGAAAAAGAAATATTTGATGAATCAGACACAGGAAGCCTAGAAAAACAGAAAAAAAGCCGATTGAAAGATAGATGCGAGGACTTATGTGTAGCTATTGAAAAAATGAGTAAAGTAGATCTTTCTCAAAAAGGAAATCATAGCGAAACCGTTGTCTTATATTTTGCACGTGAGAATATATATCACTGCGAAAAATTAAACCGTATAGGAAAAGAAAAAATAGATCAAAGAACTGCAAGATTGATTATACATAAATCTTGCTATCCAATGGCATTCTATTTGGACGAAATCATTGAAAAATATGAAGGCGCTGCATTCATGTGCCAGTATGGCCGATATTTAAATATGGTAGCGGTTGCTCTTGTGGAATATGCATATGAAAATTTAAAGTTCAAAAAAGGGAGCGCGACCTATTGGCAGGCAATACAAGAGGCGGAGAGAATTCTCGGTAACTATATTGATGAATACTGGGACTATTACTTTTCTTTCTTAGATAAAAAAGAAAAAACGTTTCTTATTTCGGAAGAGGTGAAACCACGTATTTCGGATGATGCAATTTCGGCTATTTATATGTGCTTTTTAAACCGGGATATTTTATACAAAGCCCCTGATTTTGATTTTGATGTGATACCGCAATATTATTGTGCTGATGAAGTACCTCCGACCAAATATGAACTGAATGGCCCTATCGAAAGTATAGTAAGTAAATTGCACAATGGATTTATTATTGTACAGAATAGTGAGAACCAAAAGGAAGAACAAGATAAATTTACTGAGGCACTCAAAGAACAAGAATTACTTCAAGTAGAGGAAAAAACGCTTAGGCTAAAGCCACTTGGAGTGGATGACAATTGGGAAAGGCTTTTAAAAGTATTTGGAAAAACAAAGAAGAGTATTAGGGTAAAAGATTTTCGATATGAGCGTGTTTGGAAATCGGGTCGTATAGAGGCTATTTGTGGATGGAAAAATCCGCAGCTGATGAAAAACTGGATGGAGAAAAATGGAGTTGAAATTCCGGAGGTAGAAAGCGAATCATTAGACACAGAAGTGGACTATAAGGTTATAATGAAACTACTTATGGCCGGGTCAAATGACTTCGGAAGAGCCAAGATAAGATGGACAATAAGATTAGGAAAAATAAAAAACTGTATCAAGGGCAATGATTATATGTATTATTGGGAATGGGAACCAGAACTTACGGATGGTGGAAAACTGCTTAAATATGAAGCTGTACAAGCAGAAAAGCGTATTGCATCCTACACTTCTGAAAAAATTTGAGCGTTAAATGCTCCTTGATATCAGGAAAATAGGAGTTTACAAGCAAAATTTTTTTGAAAGTGTAGGAACAAGGGACACATAATGGCATTTTGACATAAATTCAGGGCGATCACGCGAGTGGTCGCCCTTTCTCTGTATCTGATATGATTTGACATTCGGCAACAGTATAGTAAACCATCAAAGGAGGATTTACCGTTATGTTTGATTGCTATGACACTCTGATCACTCCAGAAGAAGTTGCCGATATGCTGGGATGTGGTATGAACACCACCTATAAGCTTTTGAAGTCTGGAAAGATAAAGGCCATGAGGATCGGCCGATCTTGGAGGATTCCTAAGAGAGCGGTACAGGAATATATTATACAAGAATCCCACCTGAAATCAGTTGGGTGGTAACATGAAAAAGCCCACATGGATGATGTTCCATGTGGGTTTTCTATTGCCTGAAAGTAGTGCTTGATGGAGTGATGTACATACGGGTAATCCAATGTTAATGCTAAATAATGTATAGAGCAGAAGGAAGGTGAAAGTTAATCTTTATTAATGACACTAACATTAGGATAAAGCGGCTGAATGGAATAGTTGTAGTACAAACAGTCGCACAAGAGCAGCCGAATGTGTAGTGTATATACATTTGGCTATTCTTGCTAGGAGGGGGAGGCGGATGCCGTCATAAATAATATTTTATTCTATAAATTCTCATCTATATTTTCAATGATATTAATTTATCTTTATGAAATATATGAATAGAAAGAAGGTGCTTATAATGGGAAATATCTTTAGTATACGATTGACAGATGAAGATAAAATTCATCTACAACAGAGAATGGATGAAACTGGTAAAAATGCAACAGAAGTATTTAAGAGCGCAATCTATTTTACCAAAATAGATGCAGACCTTGTTGATGAAATTATATCTAATATTGGATATTATGCGAGTGAAAAAGATCTGGAAGGGATAAAAGAGGAGGTTCATAGATATGTGTTATATCGAACTCAAAAATGAGAAGTATGAAACTTTGGAAGATTTAAAACGGTTACTGCATTATATTCTTAGATTAGATAAAACAGCAGAAGATAGTCAAAGAGCGAATACTATAACAAATACCTTAGCAGGTTGTCAGCCAGCGATGATTCCCAATGAATATTTGTGTGATCCAAGTGCCGTTTATAACCTGATGCTTTTTGAAGTCAGGAGAAGACATAAAGGTATTCCGCAGTTTGCAAAACACCGCATCGTTTCCTTCGCAGCAACAGATTGTATTTTGCCACAGGATGTAGTATCTCTAGCAGAAAGAATAGCAAGTATCTATGCGAAGAACGGTTATATTACAGCCTATGGAATTCATGCGGATAGATTTAATGTACATATTCATTTTGCAGTTTGTGCAGTATCGTTTCAAACACAGAATATGTTTCATATTCAATGGAAAACTGAACGGAAAATGCTTGAGATGGTAACAAATCAATGGAAATTTGAGTTTGACGAACTGCTTCAAAATAATATCCAAATGAGGCAGGCAAGAGAAGCTGCATTGTATGGCGATGATATCGTTCGATACGGAAGCATTCCTCGGACAGCAAAAGGTCAAATGATTCAGAACAGAAAATCAAAGTGCAAATAAGAAAGGAACATACGATGGATAAGTTTGATGAAAAAGTTATCGGTTACGAATCTACGAAAGAGATTCTGCGTCAGATTCTGGATATTCTAAAAAGACCGGAGGTTTATAAAAGAAAGGGCATTTCTATTCCAAGAGGGCTGCTGATGGAATCTGATTCTGGTCTTGGAAAAAGTCTGCTGGCATCTATCCTGATGGAAGAGTCCGAACGGAAGCCCTTTGTTTTTCGTAAAACCAGTCAGGAAAACAGTTTTCTGGATGAATTAAGAGCTGTATTTGCTATGGCAAAGGAGGAAGCACCTAGTATACTGCTCTTAGAAGATTTGAACCTCTATGTAGAATCGAATTCTCCCTATGCGCCGGAATGGGCTTGTCTGCAAGCCTGTATTGATGATGCAAAGGATACAGATCTTTTTGTGATTGCTACTACTAACGATACAAGGTATATGCCACCATCCTTGTTGAGACCGGGTAGATTTGATTATGTGATCTATCTGCAACCTCCGATTGGAGAGAATGCAGAGAACATTGTCAGCTACTATCTCAGGGATAAAGATTTGGCAGAGGATGTGCTGATTTCAGATATCGTCAAGGCTATGCCCAAGGTAAGCTGTGCTACACTGGAAACGGTAATGAACCTTGCTGCGCTGAATAGTGTCTATCAAGGTCATGAGCACATCCAGAAGGAAGATATCACAGAAGCTCTTCTTCAGGTGGTATATAAACTCCAAAAGACGGATAAGGAAACTGACTCCACAGAGTTGCAGAAGATTGCAGTACATGAAGCTGCCCATGCAGTGGTCGGAGAAGTTCTTCACCCCGGAAGCATTGGAATTGTCACGGTTCGCGGAAGCCAAGGTGTAATTGGTGGTATGGTAAATGGCTGTGCTACTTATGCACAAAATGAGGAGGAATTTCTGGATGAAGTGACCAAAACATTGGCAGGCAGAGCGGGTGTGTCTCTGATCTATGGTGTTATGGATATTCAGGCATCGGCCGATATAGAGCAAGCAGATAAGCTCATGGATATTTGGCAGTGTCACTTTGCAGGTGGTGGCTTCGTAGGAATTGAGTCAGGGGACAACAGAATGTCCGAGCAGAGACTTTCTTATAATGAAGCCATCAAGTCAGCAAAACTGGAAGAACTTTACCGCAGAGCATATAAGATTCTCCATGACAACAGGGATTTCCTCCTTGCTGTCCAGAAAGAGCTTCTGGAACATGAAACGCTGCTGAACAGTGATCTGGCAAAAATTCGGGAATCTTGTATCTAAAACCTGTTATTCAAAATGATAAAACGGTCAAGTCCTTCATGGGCTTGACCGTATTTTGCTGTGGAATAGTTGAATTTTATCTTATACAAGAAGCTACAAAAACATAGTCCGTGAGTGAGACGCGCGTGTCGAAAGTGAATTTTTGCAAGCGCCCCTATAGCACACCCATTCTGAAAATGGGTGTGCCGTGAGAGGGTGCTCGCGGAAATTCGCTTTTGACACAAGCGGCTCACGAGCGGAAAAATTTTATACCTCTTCCTTTATATATAGGAAGGAACGCAGCATTTGAGAGACCGCTGTTCTTTGAGCAGGAGAGAGTTTAGCCCAGAGATCAAGAATTTCCTTTTGATCGGGGGTTAAGTAAACAGAGTCTTCCTCCTGAAAGAACTGGGAAAGCGAGATACCAAGGCCGGAGCAGATTTTCTCAAGAGAAGCTACATTGGGTTGAAGATTCCGTCTGCGCCAGGTAGAAATGGTAGATTGTGTCAGACCTGAATTCTCTGCAAGGGCATACTCAGACCAGCCACGGGAAAGGCGTTCCCGCTCAATACGGCCCAGGATATCAAATGTGGGCTTCTCTCGTTCCATGGTTCAGCCTCCTTAGATAAATCGTATTGTGTACTTACGATTTTATTGTCTGGGTGCTTGACTCATAATTGTATATATCGTATAATATTTTTAGCACAAAGCGCTCCATATCCGTACGAACGACCGAACGACAGACAAAAAGGAGCAAATTATTATGGAAGAGGTTAAAAAGGTTCCGGACGAAGAAACCGGTGGCGGCAGACAAAATACCATGAAAATTCTTGATAAGAGAGAAGAAGTGTGGGAAGAAAAGAAAAAGTCTGACGGATGGAACGGGTATCACGTCCTTTTCACCGAAACAACGCAGTTTCTGATTATCTGGGAAGATATGAAGAAAAAACTGAAAATCGCCTATTTTGCAACGTTGGCATTTTTAATCTTATTTGTAGTTTGTTTAGGCGGAGCGGGCATTTGGAACTTTATAGAATCAGCTTTGCTCAGCGCGGTCGTGCCTATTATATATGGCCTGTTTTGCAGAGATGACATTTATCTGAAGGTGTTCGATCCAGCTCGTGACCAAGGGGCATTATATCTGCCAGAAGAAATGACTTGGGAAGAGGCAGTAGATGTGATTCGCCGAGGATTTGCAGCGCCAGAAGTAGAGCAAATCACAGATACAGCGGACACAGTGGTGTTCCACAGCAAAAAGTACGGAGCATATCAGGTTCAGAATACAGAAAATGGTCTCAAACTCAGTATTTTGAGTGTCCCCAGTAAAAAAGAAGAAAACAAGTCGCGGTATTATCTGTTTGGAAATATGATCTATTCGCAGATTATCTCGCTACTTTACCCGGAAATGCTTTCTGCCGTGCAGGTGGAGCAGGAGAAGAAAGCGGTTCATGGGTATCTGAAACAGAAGAAGATCATAAATCTGGTTGCTACCATCGCAGTCATCGTTGTGATTGCAGCAGTTGCGTCCGGTGGATTCAATATGGACTCCATAAAATCATGTGGGTTGTCGGACAGCCAGATGCCCAGTATTTTCAGTGCAGATGCAACGCTTGACGAGATTTTTGATACATATTTCGATGATTCTAAATGGGACAATTATAAAGAAGACGGCAAAAAAATTGTAACCTATACCGGTGATAGAGTCGTTGAAAGTGGAAGAACACTGCGGTTTACATTCTATTTTGTTGTGAATTCGGATGATACTTTTAATTTGGATCATGTTACCAGCAATGGAACGGAACTGGACTGGCTTCAGGAAATGATTATTTTGAACATGCTGAATGAATATTATCTCGGCATGAATAAAACAACATCAACGAGTGTTGCAACAAGGGTAGAAAGCGAGGTGGCGGTATCAGATAATACGGTGTGGAATGATTCGGAAAACAGTACCTCTGATTATACGGAGGAAGATTCTGATGACGAGTACGCTTATATTAGTGGTGCGGATAAAGTTATCGACGAAGTCTGTGGTACGGTCTGGGGTGGCTGGGAAAACGATGATCCGGATCATCCTGAATTGGATGAGATCACCTATGGCATGGTCATGGATTATCTATTTGAGGATTCTACCTATTACAGTTGGTATTATGATGACACAACGGGCAATGTAATAATGGAAGGAACCTACACTACATTTGATTATACAATGGGTATGGCCGATGAACCGACTGCCTGTGATGTGAAGCTGACCTTTACGGTGGATAACGATGGGAATTGGTTCGTTTCAGATTACAGTGGTGATGAATTTGACACAGCAGACGAATTCTTACAGGTGGCATACGATTTCTACTATGAAGGAAACCGCCTACTATGAAGGAAACCGCCTACTATGAAGGAAACCGCTATTGAACTACGTGCGGTATGGTGTAAAAACAAAGAAGATGGTAACACTGCTTGACTTCGGCGGACGACGGTTTAAAATGATAAGTCAAATTCAAATGGAGGTTTTGATATGGCTATGAAGGTTATCAAATGCCCTGATTGTGGGCACGAGCTGGCACGAGTGATCCTTGGAGGCGGAACAAATCAGACAAAAAGCTGCGCTGGTTGCGGCTCTCGTTTCCGTATCATCAAAGATGCTCGTACTGGCAGCGTCAGAGTAGAGCGTGCATAACAAAAAATAAAATGTGCAGGGTAGCAGCAATGCCGCCCTGCACATTTTTGTTAAGTAAAGGACTTGAGCACTTCTTTCAGTGCTTCACGCTGCTCCGAGGAAAGCCGAGCCAGGAGTTCCAAAAACTCCTGCTGCTCCTCCGGAGTGAGCCGGTTCTCTGACTCAGAATGATTTTGGCGGTTCATAAAAGATACTTGCTCCTTTTGGCAAATCCTGTTCAGCTATCAGTTCAGCACGAATCTGACGTTTGTACTTATAATAGGTATTCCGGGCAAGACCGGTGAGCTTCATGCACTCGGCATCATCAAGTGTACCGCCAAAGGTCTTGCAGTGGGTGCGGATGATCTGCTTGGCTTCTCTGGCTTTCTTCGTTTCAAAGCCAACACCCTTTTTGCGGCCAACCTGCTTACCATTCAACCGAGCAGTCAAAAGGCCCTCACGGGTGCGCTGGTGCAGATCGGCAACTTCTTTTTCGGACTGCTCAAAGGCCAGTTTGATCTGCTCCTTTGCCAAGGCCATCAGATACTCGTTGATGCCCTTCAAGATGAAGTCCACATTTGTCCCTGTCATGGCAATGCTGCCGGACAGGGCTTTTTTGTAGGTCTCGGTGTCGATGTGGTGCTCTTTCAAGAACACCAGCCGGATGCCCTTATGGTAGAGGTCTTCGTACAGAGCAAAACCCTCCTCTGCATTTCTGGACATCCTGGATACTGAATCGAACACCACCGTATCTCCTGCTTTCAGAACCCGGTAAAGCTTCAGCCACTCCGGGCGAAAGATAGACGTGCCGGTATAGGCTTCCTGCACGATATGGGCAGTCGGGTACTCGGCCTTGATGTTGCGGATCTGACGGTCAATGCTCTGCTTTGCCGTAGAGATGCGGCAATAGCCATAGATGTTCATGCGTCTCCTTTCTGGCTCAAAGATAACGAGCGACATTTTTAAGACTGTGTTTTGCACCTTGAAATGGCCTGAAAGCGGCTGATTTTAATACAAAACAGAATATACGGTATTTTTAATACAGTTTTAGTGGGCATAGGCAGTCATAAAATCAGAAATGGTAGTGCACGGTTTGTGATTGGCGGTGTCCTCGCCATCCAAAGGAGCGTAGTTCCAGTCGGTATCCTCGTCAATATATCGCCGCCCATCATCCGGCAGTTCCAGCGGTTCCGCAAGGATGATGGTGCCCCAGTGGTTGACCATCACGAAGGGTGCGATCTCACAAGGGATGCCCCGGCACTCGTCATCATGCCGAACATCGTAGGCGTACAGACCATCCGGAATGGTATCCCTCTTGATGCGGATGCTGGTGAACAGCGCAGGCTTTCTGCAAACCGTAATCTCCTCGTAGTGTTCGGTCATTGCATTAAAGGTCATAAGGCGTTCCTCCTTAAATTTCAATGATAAAAGCTCTAAACTTCTCTTTGTAGAAATCCATTGCACTCTGCGGCAGGGAAGTTAGATTCCCTTCGTTGTCACATCCGGCCAGAAATCCCGGCCCGGCAAGAACATCGGCTCCATCCCACAGCGGACGATTGAGCGGCAGGCCAAGCAGCTTGCCTTCATCGTTGCAGACCAGTGTGACCTCTGAACCGGTATCACTCAATGTGATGCATTCGATCAGCCCGCCTACAAAGTTCTGCATGGCTTCAAGGGTGTTGTCCAGTTCGATCTCCTTTGGCAGCTCCATTGGCAGGAGCGCAAGGACTTTGATTTTTTCTTCTTTCATTGTATGCCTCCAAATAAAAACAGGACAATCCACGCGGACTGTCCTGCAAAAGTAAAGGGAGAGCATCCGAAGACACTCTCCCAGTTGTACATATAATTTTTTGCTCAGCTGATGCCAAACTCTTTCATCAGCCGAGCACGGTACTCCTTATCTTCAGAAGCCCGCTTTGCATCTTCAATACGGTTCTGATCGAACAGCTTCTTCATCAGCAAAGCCAGCGTATCTTCCCCTTCGGCTTTTCCCTTTGCAATGCCACGGTTTTCCACTTTATCAAGCACATCGCACATATTGTGTGGGCCTCCAGTATAGTGTTTATTTTTTGCGTACCATACAACGCTTTTTGAAGAATGCGATGCCATAGCAGAGGATGTCATCATAGTCATCCCGGAAGTCTGCTGCGTACATCCGGTCATTGATCTGCTGAATAGCAGTATCACAGGCATCCGGCAGAGCATCCAGAGTTTTTGCATACTTGGCTTCAAAAATCGCCACACGGCCATTGCGGATATCCTTTACAATGACATCGCTGCGACCCTCGCCATGCTCTTTGTTGGATTCCACCACATAGCCAGCACCAGTAAAGATGCCCGCAAGGAAAGCGTGGTAAAAATCCTCCCGGTAGTCGTGGTAGCTGATGGTCATGCGAAGCAGCTTGGTCATTTCCTTTGTCAGAGCTTCGCTGTTTCCGCTCCAGACTGCATCAAACAACGGGCTGCGGTTCCATGCCTTAGCGCTGTCGTCAAACCATTTGCTTACAGTGGTTTCAAAAATTTCCCGAATCTCTGCATTGGGAATCATCAGCGCAGAGCAGCCATCCGGCAGCGAATCCGTCAGATCCTTATCCCGCACCTTGGTCAGATAGCCTGTCAGATACAGCACACTCCAAAGATTTTCCTCAGAGGAGTGCAGATAATCGTAGGTCAGGTTTTCTTCAATATGCTGAACGATGAAGCCGCCAGCCATCAGCGTTTCGAGCTTCGTGGTGATATTGTCACCTGCATAGTCGATAAAAGAACGGATAATAGCATTATCACTGGTGTTTTTCCAATAGCTTTTCGGCTTCTGTGCTACACCATACTGGAAATCTCGCAGATAACTGATCACGTCCCACGGACAATAAATGTCTGCATCGCCAAAATGATAACCGTCGTACCATGTCTTGATTTCAGCAGACTGCGATTCAAGATCAGCATCTTTCAGCATTTGATCTACATCTGCCTGTGTAAACCCAAAGGATTCGCTCAACCGGGGAGAAAGAATCGTATCCGAAACAAAATTGTTCGTCCCGGTAAAGATGCTTTCTTTTGCAATTTTCAGGCAGCCGGTAATAACAGCAAAGTCAAGCGAAGTATTGTCTTTGAGCGTGGTGCTCATCATAGCCCGCATCACGTCCAGCATCTGCGAATAATATCCGTTGCTGCTGGCTTTTGCAATGGGAACATCATACTCATCCAGAATGACGACCGCCGATTTTTTGAAGTGGATTTCCAGCATCCGGGTCAATAGCAAAAAGCAGCTTTTGGTTTCATCTATGGATGCAGTGCGTCCCAGAATTCGCTTAAAGATGCCTTTGTCATCGTCAGAAATAGCATCGTCATCCAAAAGAAACTGATAATCCTGAAACGCAAATGCCAGTTTCATGCACAGCATTCCATAGGCACTTTCAAAGGTCAGACCGTCCGTGTCCTTGAAAGAGAAAAATACCACAGGACACTGGTTCATCCATTTTTTGCAAAGCTCTGTATTTTTGGAGATTGCCAATCCCTCAAACAGTTGCTTGCTGTCTTTGCGGATATCCAGAAAATTTGCGAGAGTGCTCATACCAAGGGATTTTCCGAAGCGACGAGGGCGAGTAATCAATGTTACTTCAGCGATACCTCCGCTAAGAAGTTCAGAAATCAGATTGGTCTTGTCGATATAATAATACCCGCCTTCTCGAATCTTCTCAAAATTCGAGATTCCGACAGGAAACTGCAAATCTTTCATGCAATGCTCCTTTCCGCTCACAGAGGAGAGCTTTCAGAACTCACTACTGTAAGTGTACCATGAAATATAGAATCATACAAGAATCAAGTGACATCGAAATAGAGCAGTTTTATTATGCTACGTTCAATCTGGTGGCTTTGTAGCAGTCGGCGCACATTCCCTCATGGGTGGCTGCAAACTCTGCCGCCTGCATGATGGAGCCATCCTTCAGCTTGACCCTCTTGATGGGCTGGTTGCACCGGGCGCAGATGCAGGGCACAGGCGGCTGTTCCTGCTTCTGGCTGGTGGATTTCGGTTTCGGCTGCTTTTGCGGCTCTGATTCCGGCTGCGGTGCAGCATCTTCCGGCAAATCCTCTCCGGCATAAACGTACAGGCCAAGACCAAACATAGCAAGGTTCTTCACCAAGCACCGCATGATAGCCTTATTCACATCGAACATGGAGGCTGCTTCTACGGTGCGTTCTTCCATGCCGACTTTCTCACGGCGGCGGGTCTGCGGATTGTAGTCCCATTTCGGGGTGGAGTAGGTGTAAGGCACAGCCTTCATGGCTTTGTTTGCGCCATCCAGTACAGGCAGCCACATTTCATGCGAAACGCCCTCAATCGTGACTGAGGTATACACCATGAAGCCGGTTATGGGGTCATAAACATAGGGCAGGCCGTTGAATTTCTTGACCTCGTAGCTGGCAGCGGGATACAGCTTCTTTACCTCTGCCCAGGCATACGCCCAGCTTACATATTTCAGCTCGGTATTGCCGGACTTTTTGACTTCCAGATGATCTTTGAAGTCAATAGCAAATAATTTTACGAATGGATTTTCCATAAGAATGCCTCCAATTCTGATAAAGAAAAAGGGCACAACAGCGTCAACTGTTGTGCCCCATGATGTGAAAATTACGGATTGAGCAGAAAATCAATGATGTTTCGATGAATGATTCCGTTTCGGCTTAAATTCGCCAAATCACCACTGATAACATACTTAGGATAGTTGTCGTGCAGTCGCTCAAGATTACCGAACTCCCGTTCTTCATCGGCGGGAGTGATCAGGTAAGCAACCTGAATATAGAGCTTTTCATCTCCACGGTAGCAGATAAAATCAATTTCGGTGTCGTCCAGCTTGCCGACCTGAACTTCATAGCCACGGCTCCGCATTTCCAGATATACGATGTTCTCATACAGCTTGTTGCTGTCAAGTTTTTCGCTTTTCTTGATAACGTTCCGCAGCCCAAGATCGACTGCATAGTACTTTTCTGTGCTGGACAGGAGCGCTTTTCCTTTGATATCATAGCGGCTTGCATTCAGAAGGATAAAGGCTTCCTTGAAATAATCAACGTAGTTCAGTACGGTAGCAGTGGTTGTCTTGATTCCTTCCGAAACCATGCGTCCACTGATATTACGGGCAGAAAACGGATTGCCGATATTGTCCAGCAGGAATGCAAGGACATTACGTAATGCGGTCTGTTCGCGAATATTGTGGCGCAGCATGATGTCACGGACAATGATAGCCTCGCAAAGATCGTCCAGATAGGTGGTGATTGAATGATCGTCAGGGAGGAAGAAACGCTGCGGAAAACCGCCGTACTTCAAATAGTCTGCGAAGAGCTTTTCATCCGAAGTATAGGTTCCGTTTTCAATGCATTGCTGTTTTGCTTCGGCCAGCGAAAAGGGGAAAACCTGAATCTGGATGTATCGTCCGGAAAGATAGGTTGCCAGTTCGCCGGAAAGCAGCTTGGAATTGGAGCCGGTCAGGTAAATATCACAATCGAAATCGACACGAAGAGAATTGATTGCAATCTGCCAGCGCTCCACCTCCTGAATCTCATCCAGAAGAATATAAATTTTGCCGGTGCAGCCTTCCGCTTTTTTTGCGATGTAGTCGTAAAGCGTTTCTGCAGTACGGGTGTTGCGGAAGCGCATGGACTCAAAATTGGCCTGAATAATGTTCTGTGCGGGAATGTTGCGCTGGAGGAGCACGTCCTTGATCTGACCGAGAAGGACTGTTTTTCCACAGCGCCGGATTCCAACCAAAACTTTGATCAGATCCTGATCGATAAAAGGAATGATCTTATCCAAATAACTTTTGCGCAGAACCATCGTGCATCACCTCATATTCTTATCTTAGCATACAATTATTGTTGTGTAAACAGTATTGTGCTTTTCTATTAAATAAAAATAGCTGAAGCGCGAATTTTGTGTGCCTATAGGCGTACAAAAATTATGCTGCATGGATAATGGTAAACCTGCGGCTGCTTACATTCTTGCTGTACCGATTGAAAATATCGGGCTGTTCTTTCTTCAAACGCTGGGAGTCTACCCGTTTACTTTCGGAGGATACCCAGGACACCTTGTAGCCCGGTGCTGTGCCATAGGCGGCATCCTGCATTTGCAGCTTGACCTGTTGCTCGATAGCCATCTTTTCCTGTTCCATCTGCTCGATTTGATCAGAAAGCTCCTGCCGCTTATCCAACAGGTCGCGGATGGGATTCAGATCGGCAGTTTTGTTTCGATCATCTGCAGAGTACAGCTGATTGATCTGCTGTGTATCCCCCTCGCTTCCGGTAGGTACAGGCGGAATTTCGGGCATCACGTTGTATTTCCAGAAGTGCTCTTCCTTGGCAATGAGGTTGTTCAGAACTTCTTTGTCGGTTGTGATCTTGTGAATCACCAGCTCCTTCCCGAAAATCAGAGCAGCAATGTACCAGCAGTCAAAACCGCTGACAGCCAGATAGTGATTGACCTGAGCCATGTAATGTGCAGGGATTTTTCCATCAGCCCATTTGTCCGCAGAAAACGGTGAAACCGTTTTGCATTCCAGTCCTGCTTTCTGCCCGACAATCAAACGGTCAAAGTCCGCCAGAAGCAGTGGATGATCCTCACTTTGGTAGATGGCGTTTGCACGGCGCACCTTCAGACCGGTTGCTTCGGTGAAGCGCTGTGCCACATAATCCTCCAAGTCACGACCCTGCCGCATGGCCTCGTTGTCGATATTTTCAGTGGTATCACTGATTTTATCGTGGTACACCTGAAATGCCGAGCGGTAGGGATTTAGACCAAGAATAGCCCCGGCATCGGTGCCGGTAATACCGCACTTGCGGTAGCGGAGCCAATCCTCTTTGGACAGGTTCAAAGTTGAAATCAATCTTTTCATGCGCTTTGCATCCTTTCTTTCATAATAGATTCGGCAAGAATGAAGTCATATTCCACCAAGTCTTTCATGATCGTGGAAAAGTCGCTGGCCAATGAATGGCAAGAGCCAACCCACAGGTCGTAAAGAAAATCCAGAATATTATTTTGCACCCTGAGATGGTTCCAGTAGCGCTCCTCCAGTCGGCCCTCGGATTCCAAAACAATAATGGCGGTGCTGATGGTACTTTTCATCGTGATCTCATAAGCCATGGTAACGCTGATTTCAGAAGCACTCTTCTCAACGTTGTCAAAAAATTCCGTGAATTCCCTGAAAATGCGGTTATTTACATCATTCATGGCTTGCTCCTTTATGCTGCTGCCAGCACCATCTTGTAAGCCTTGTCGATCATGGGGTTGCCCTCTGCGGTGCGCAGGAACAGGTTCTCGTTGTAGTTTTTGGTCTTGCGGAGAGGGTCTGCGTGGGTGGCAAAATCGGAGACTGCGTTGATAAAGCGCCAACCGTTTTTGCCGACCCATTCCAGATCCGGTGCGTTATAATAGCGAGCCTTCAGATCTTCCTGCAAGCGCAGGTTATTCTTCCGCTGGCAATCGGACAGGTCCTCAGAAATCGGGAAAAACTCATTGATGAACTCCTGCACCTTGTGATCGGATAAATCGATGCGAGCCAGCTCTTCGCCACGGTTGCCAAGTTCAACCATATAGTTGCTGGCCAGCTGCAGGGTTTCACGGGCATCCTGCACGCGGAGCAGAACATTTTCGGTGTGGCGTGCAGTCCAGCTGCGCTTTGCTGTATTCAGCGCAAGGTTCAGAGTATTCTGGCAGACCACGCGGATTGGAGTCATGGCCACTTTCACACCAGAACTGCCGTCATGACTGTTGAAGATCACAAGATATGGTACTACTTGATCTCCAGCAATAAGATATTTCCTCGGAAGCCTTGCCAACATCCAGACCTTTCTGCCGCCCTGCAGGGAACCGGCAGTTTCATAAGTGACACCTTCACCCAGCAGATCATCGGTGAACTGGAATGCTTCCTCATTCTGGACAATGCGGTAGCGATCAGATACCACGCCTAGAACAGCATCATCGGTGCTGCGGACATTTGCGCGATAGCCGGGGATCATAGCACCTGTGTCGGAATAGATATTACGGCTTTCCACCTGCCAATCCAGACCGGCCAGTTCCAAGGCTTCACGGCTTGCAGGGGCATCCATGATGATCCGGCCAAGGCCGTGCCAAGGGGTCTCACGGACAGAGAACATCGTTTCAACATTTGCGGGCATAGTAAAATCTCCTTTTCAGTGTATTTTGTTCAATCGTTGTTTTCCATTTCTTCAGCGATGCGAACGAGGACTTCCACCAGGACGGTGCCAACCTCTTTGACGATTTCGGACCAAAAGTTCATAATGCTTTCTCCTTTCTGCGCAGCTGCGCTTCAAAATACGATGGTAATAATGATAGTGATGGTGCGGAATAACAAAGTGCTCACCTCCAGACATAAAAAGACCCTGAGTCTTTCGACTCAGAGGCTTTGAATCATGATTATTATATCTGGGTGAAAAATGGAAATTTGAGAAAGCTAAAGAGAGGGATTTATCATAAAAAATTATAATGCAGGACGAATTTGCGCTAAAAGAAGTTGGTCCGCCGGAAGCCACGGAACAGAATCAAGCTCCTCTTTAGTCAGCCAGCGTGCAGCCTCGGCTTCTTTCAGCACCAGTTCGCCGGAAACCACCTCGCACCAGAAACAGTCCATGGAAAGATGGAAGGTCGGATAATCGTATTCAATGGTACCAATCAAATCGCCTACCGCGATCTCGGTATCCAGTTCTTCCCGGATCTCTCGTTTCAGTGCCTGCTGCGGGGTTTCACCCGGCTCGATTTTGCCGCCCGGGAACTCCCATCCGCCCTTGTACTCGCCGTAGCCGCGGGCAGTGGCATAAATTTTATGTTTCGTCTGAATATCGTCGCAGATCACGGCTGCAACAACGCGAATCATTTTCATGAAAATCTCCTGAATTATTTTTCATAATAGAGCGGACAACCCAGTTTTCTCAATTTGGATTCGATTGCTCCTGTAGAACGTTTTAGAATCAAAGAAATTCGTTTGACGCTGTTTCCCTGCTGGTGGAGCCGCAATAATTCACGTTCTTCTTTTTGCGACCATGCTGTTCCAGCGCGAGAATAACGCTCTGCCTTTTTGTTTCGAGGAAGAGACTTCAGATATTCAGCGGTAGATTCAATGGAGCAATGTTCCAATACGATTTTTAATGCTTCTTGAATTTCTTCCTGAGCACAACTATCATTTTCAGACAGAATCCAACCGGTTAAAGGATTAATACCTTTTGCAAGAGTTTCAATTATGGTGCGAGCCAGCATATCGTCCATAGTATG